GTTTCCCAGTCACGATCTCTGGTGTCTTATCTGGGACTCCTTATTCGTCCTTTTGGGACTCCTTATTCTACCATGGTGATTTTAACTAGCATCCATGGTGGACCATATTTATCTCTGGTAGCATCCCTATGGGTTATTTTTCTTTTGTTTATTATCAAGGACTTATAAAATAGTTGTATTTTTATTTACTTTAGGGGCTGTATTTTAGACCACTTTTCTTTACTACTATAGTAACACTATGGAGTTTCCATGTTAGCCTTTCATTTTAGTAATCATAATAATAGGCTTATATGGAGTACCATGTGGGCTATTCATCTTTTGTAATAAGAGAATGTAAGCTTACATAGGAACACTATAGTATATAGATAGCATTGTTGCTAATATTGATTAGCATTGTAGCTCACATAGAACTCTATGTTGGCTTGTAGCGTAACTACCAAAGGGGTTTGCCCCGAACCCTAAGGAAACCCACTATGGCAGAAAAGAAGAAACTAGGACGCCCCAAGGTGGGTGTAGGAAATGGAAAAAAGATTGGCCGTATGGGACCACACCATAGGGAAAAGATTGCTAAGAGTAAAATTCTAGCCCGAGCTATTGCTCACGCAGAAGGAACCCTTGATCCCTCCAAAGTTAAAGGTCCCCATGCTCCTATGACAGCTTCCCAGGTCGCCATGGCAACTACCCTCCTCAAAAAGGTAATGCCAGATATGACACAATCGGAAGTATCCCTGGAGGCAGACGTTCAATCCACAATCGCCAAGATAAATATCGTTGGTGTAGAAGTGGACCCTAAGGATTTAGAGGAAACCACGGACTAACCTACGCTTCTGTAGTTTAGTTGGAAAAATAAGGGTGTTGTATTCCCTAGTCCTCGGTTCGAATCCTGAGCGGAAACTCCAATTACTAAATTAATTCCTATCTAGGTTCGCTTAGGTAGATACGTTGGGAACAACTCGGCTGATTGACTTTTGTTCATTACAGGAGCCTGACGTTTTAAGACCCCACTCGGGGCCACCTAAATAAATCGCTAGGTGCAATAATTCATGCGGGAACCTAATTGGTGCTCTTTTGTAGTATGTGACGGGTCAGACGTGGCCTAAAGGTGTAAATCCCCTGCCCGCTCAAATTAAACTAATAGTCCTAGTCACGCGACAGTTAAAGCTGTCTCCCTATGACTGTGAAAAGTCCAACACAGCAGAATTACACTAGCTAGCCAATTGTGTACTTTGGGCGAGGGCAAACATTAACCCATTTAAGTGTAAAACATGACAGATGAAGTAACGGTGCCCCTCCCAGCGAAACTGGCACCAGTGTTTCAGGGTGAAGCCAGATATCGTGTAGCACACGGTGGGCGAGGCTCTGGTAAGACCATGGGGTTTGCTATTATGTGCGTCTTAAAGGCGTATGAGCTATCCCAGAATGGTGAGACGGGAACTATTCTCTGCCTAAGGGAATACGTAAATACCCTCACCGATTCCTCCATGGCGGAAATCAAGAACGCTATCAAGCAAATGCCTTGGATAGCTCCCTTTTTTGATGTAGGGGAAAAATACGTCAGAACCAAGGACCGGAAGATAGAGTTCCTTTTTTATGGGCTTTCCCGTAACCTTGACAGCCTGAAATCCTTGGCCCATATCCACGTTGCGTGGGTGGATGAAGCCGCAAGGGTAACAGAAGAGGCTTGGAGAAAGCTTGATCCCTCTGTCCGAGAGCATGGGTCCGAGATTTGGGTGACATACAACCCGGAGTTCGAGAACGCTAGTACGGAGCGTAGATTCCGTATCAACACCCCTCACAACTGTAAAATCGTTGAAATGAACTACATGGATAACCCATGGTTCCCAGACGTTCTCAACGAAGTACGAAAAAACGACAAGTTACATCGCCCAGAGCACTATGACCATATTTGGTTGGGAGACTACCTGACTGTTGTAGCAGGGTCGTATTATGATAAACACCTAGCTTCTGCCAAAGAAGGCGGTAGAATCACCAAAGTACCTATTGACCCCCTTATGCCAATTTACGCTGTGTGGGACATTGGTGGTACTGGTGGGAAATCTGATGCAACAGCCATTTGGATCGCCCAGTTTGTAGGCAAAGAAATTAGGATAATTGATTATTATGAAGCACAAGGACAGGAACTCGCATATCATATTGCATGGCTTAGGTCCAGAAACTATGGTGATGCCCTTGTCTATCTTCCTCATGATGGGTCCACCAAAGACAGGGTTTATTCCGTCTCTTTTGAATCGGCTCTGGAAGAGGCTGGCTTCAACGTAACTGTAGTACCCAATCAGGGTAAAGGTGCAGCTATCCACAGAATTGAAGAAGCTCGCAAGCTCTTTTATCGTATGTGGTTTGACGCAAAAGGCACCAAAGTAGGCAGAGCGGCACTTCGTTTCTACCACGCTAAAATTGATGAGAACCGCCTAGCAGATCTTGGACCCGATCACGATTGGTCCTCCCACGGAGCAGACGCTTTTGGACTGTTGGCAGTCATTTATGAAGAACCTAGTTCAACATGGTCTATAGAGGACTATGATGTAGACACAAGTTGGATTGTTTAGATGCCCCAATTATATTTACCTAAAGCACCCTACGAAATAGGAGATATGCAGCCGTGTCAGGCAAAAAAACATCACTTCCCTGTTGAAGATGTTAACTGGAGATCACTGTATTTTGACCTCATGATTAAGTATGATAGTCTACAAGATAGATATGAGGATCTCAAATTTCGTATGGATGGACTAGAGAAATAGTATGGCCGAAATGAAGAAAGATATGATTGCTACTTTGGTTGGAGAGGCTATTCATTCCTCTATCAACTACGATGGCACAGAACTGACTGAAAAGAGGCAACAAGCACTAAATTACTACTTTGGTAAGATGCCTGATGTCCCTGCTGCCCCAGGTGGCTCCAGTATTATCTCCAAGGATGTAGCCACTATTGTAGGATGGATGATCCCAGGTATCATTAAAACTTTCACTGGTAGTGGACGTATGGTTGATTTCATGCCTCAAAACCAGAATGATGAAGAGTTTACCGATCAAGCTTCAGACACCATTAATCACTACTTTATGAAAGACAACGAAGGTTACCGTATTCTCTACAACGCAGTGCACGATGCTTTGTTGTTTGGAGACGGAATTATCAAAGTTTGGTGGGACACCTCCCCAGAGTATGAAACCTCTTTTTACTCCAATCTAGATGAAAACACCATGGCACTCCTTTTACAGGACCCAGAGGTTGAAGTCTTGGCCCACACTCAGGGAACCATGATTGATGAGAACTCACAAGAGATTCCTACTCACGAGCTTAAAATAAAGCGTGTCACCAAAAGTGGCTCCCTCAAGTTTGCCTCGGTGGAACCTGAAAACTTCCTTATGGACAAAGAGTGGCCCACTATTGATGAGTCTCGTTTTGTAGCTCAAAGAGACCTCTACACCAAATCACAACTCGTAGAAATGGGTTATGATCGTGGTATGGTAGAAAGTCTCCCTTCTGACCGAGTACATTCACTCATGGAAGAAGACCTGGAGCGCGACCAAGAGTCCTTTAATATTACAGATTCCACACATGAAAGCGTACAGCTTGTGGAAGTTTTTGAGTGCTACATTAAACTTGATGTAGACGACGATGGTATTGCAGAGACTGTAAAAGCTATTTATGCAGGGAATGATGGACAAGGTGAACTCCTTGAATACGAAGTGTGGGACGACGATTACCCCTTTGTAGCTATCCCTTGTGAGCCTATCCCCCATAGATTTGACTCCCAGTCAGCCTTTGATTGGACCGCAGATCTACAGCGAATTAAAACTACACTGAACCGTCAATTGATGGATAACGTGTATGCAAACAATAACCCACAACCTCAGTTTGAAGCTGGCTCTGTACTAAATCCAGAGTCCGTAACAAACGCCAAACGAGGACAACCTATTCTACGTAAAAAAGGCTCTATGCCTGTAGAGTGGTTTATGACTCCCTTTATTGCAGATAAGACACTTGCTGCAATTCAGAGTGTAGACGCGGAGCTTGAGCGTAGGACTGGTATTAGTCGCGAATCAATGGCTCTTGACCCCGATACACTCCAAAATCAAACTGCTACCGCAGCGAACCTACAACATGATGCTAGACAGAGTAAAGTTGATCTTGTAGCTCGTAACATGGCAGAACTGGGTTTCCGTACCCTATTTCGTAAGGCACTTCGCCTCACAGTGAAACACCAGGATCGGCCCTCTACTATCCGTCTCCGTCAAGAGTGGGTACCTGTAGACCCCCGTTTCTGGAATGCAGATATGGATTGTACGGTAAACACAGGACTAGGTACAGGCTCTAGAGAACGTGATGTAGCCGCCCTTACACAAATCTTTGGCCTCCAGGATAAAATCCAAACGGACTTTGCTGAAGCTGGATTTATGGAACAGGCTATCGAATACATTCCGAAAATGAACCAAGTAGCAGTCAAAATTGGTGAAAATACTGGCCTACGTAACGCAGATGACTACTTCCTTAAAGTTGATGAGAAGCAAAAACAAGCTCTCAATATGAAGTCTAAGCAGCAACAGGAAGAGCCCTCTGAGATACAGCAAAAGCTCCAAGCCGAACAAGGTCTAGAAAAGGCCCGAATGGAAATGGACATGCAGAAGTTCCAAATGGAGCATCAAGGTAAGATGGCCCTAGAGGAAGCTAAACTGCAACAGACCACACACCGAGAGAAGTCCCAGATGGAAGCGGATATTACCGTTAAGACCACTGAGGCTCAACTGTTGGCCGTTCATCAAGAAAAGGAACTTGAAGTCCGTAGGGAGAAAGACCTGAGGGACTACGAGATTGACCTAGCCAAAATCGACATTGAGTACAAGAAGATGGGAATGCAACAAGACCAAGCACAGTCTGGCACCCTTATCGAAGTACAACGTATCAATCAACAGGCACAATCCGAGGACAAACGTATTGCTGCCCAGAAAGAAATAGCAAATGCCAAATCAGCTAAAGAAGGAACACCTAGCGAAGGAAGCTAAACGCCTAAGCGAGGATGCAGTACTCTTGAAAGCTCTGAGTGATGCTAAACTAGAAGCCCTAGAAGATCTTGTAGGGATAGACCCTTTTAATGGGGAAGAAGTAGCAGCACAACAGGCTCTGGTAAAAGCACTAGACAAATTGCCCGAGACTCTATACGAGTATATCGTGGCCCAAGAATGAAAAGGCTCCGCTAAGGATCACCTTATAACAAGACCATAGGGAATAATATGGCAGAAGAAAATCTTGAAACCCTGAGTAACCACCCTAATGCAGGGACTACCGGGGGAGACGCACCACTATCATTTGATGAGGGTGTGGAGGCACTAGAAGGACTATTGGACTCCGAAGAGGAGCAACCAGAGGCCAAAGAAAGCCCACAAACGTCAGAAGAGGAACAAACCTCTGAAGCAGAGAACTCAGAAGAAACTCAAACCTCAGAAGAGGGAAATGAGGAAGACGAGACTACTGAAACTGAAGAAAAAACTACCGAAGAGTCCGAAGAACAAGGTACATCTGACGATGTTCTAAGTTGGGAAGACGAACTGGAAGTTGAAATTGACGGTAAAGTAACAACTCTGAAAGACCTTGTTGATGGTAAGGTACAAGACCGAGCCAAAGAGTTTCAACGTGACTACACTGCTAAAACGACTGCTATCTCCGAGAAAGACAAACACCTCGTAGAACAAGAGCAGCGCGTTATAGCCTTTACGCAACAACAAATCCAAGAAAAAGAAGGTTGGATACACCTCCTTAGCCAATTCACTCCTGACCCACCAGACATTAGTTTGAACCAAGTGGACCCAGGCCTGTACAATGAGCAAAAAGCCTATTATGACTTCTTTCATAGTCAGGCAGGACAAATGCAACAAGCTGTAGCTCAACAGAAGCACAACTTGGAACAGCAGAACGAATTGAAAAATCAGCAATTTATGAAGAGACAGACGGAGCAACTATATAAGCTTCATCCAGATCTACAGGATGCTGAAGGATTTAAGAAGTTTAGCGGTAGATTGGCGGAGAGTTTCATCCCCCACTACGGTTATACCTCGGAAGACCTTAATAATATCTCAGACCCAAGGTTTGTAACACTAGCTAAAGACGCTATGTCTTGGCAAGAGTTGCAGAAATCCAAAGAGGGCTCTAAGGCTAAAATTAAGGGTAAACCAAGGGTTCTTAAACCAAAAGCTAATAAGGTAACCACACCTGAAGCAAACGCTCAGTCCTCCAAGGCCGCTCAACGGCTAAGGGAAACTGGGGACCTTGACGATTTTGTTAGTTCGCTAGAGGGCTTTGATCTCTAAAACAACAACAAAAGGACTAAACGATGTCACAGGTAACTAATACCTTTGAAACCTACGATGCAGTAGGTAATCGGGAGGAACTTTCTGACAAGATTCATCAGATCACGCCGGAAGAAACTCCCTTTATCTCTCTCATTGGCCGCAAATCAGTTGTCTCTACTCACCCAGAGTGGCAGACAGACGAACTGGCTACCCCTGTAACCGATAACGCCTCTATTGAGGGTGACGACTGGAGCTTTGATGCTAGTACACCTACCACACGGGTAGGCAACTACACTCAGATCTCTGACAAAACCTTCATTGTTTCTCGTAACCAAGACAAAACCAGTAAAGCTGGTCGTAAGTCTGAAGTGGCGCGTTACACTGGCCGTAAAGGTGTTGAACTCCGTACAGATATGGAAGTGCAGCTTCTCTCCAACACTGCGTCTAACGCTGGTGCTGGCGATGGTGCTACCAAACGTATCTCCGGTGGTTTCCGCTCCTGGCTCTCCTCTAACGATGCCCTTGGTGGTGGTGGCGGTGCCTCTGGTGGTTTTAATTCCACTACTGGTGTAGTTGATGCTGCAACCAATGGTACACAACGTGCTTTCACAAAAGCTCTGTTGGATAGTGTAATCCTAGATACGTATAACGGTGGTGGTAACCCTTCCGTACTTATGGTCTCCCCATATGTTAAGACCGTATTCTCTGGTTTCATTAACTCCTCGGGCACTGCTGAGTTCCGCTATGCGGCTAACAAGTCGAAAAAGAACACAATCATCGCCGCTGCTGACGTTTATCTGTCAGATTTTGGTGAGATCTCTGTTGTTCCTAACCGACAGATGGCCCGTGCCGGTGCTGCTGTAGCACGTAACGCTTTCCTGATTGACCCTAAAATGGTCTCTCTCGGTGAGTTCCAACCAATTAAGCTTGAAAAGCCCGCTAAGACTGGTGACGCTACCAAACGTGTCTTGCTCTGCGAGTATACCTTGTGTGTACACAACGAAAAAGCCCATGGTGTCATTGCCGACATTTACGGCCTTACAGCTTCATCTTAAGGAGAAAGTATATGTCTTATCATATGAATCCCGATGCTGTAACAGCTACCTCTGATGGTCTCACTACTGGTCTAGTGCCTTTTGATGCCTTTTATGTAGATGTCACTTCAGCAAGCGCAAACAACATTGTAACTCTACCATCTACCGCTGATATCCCAAATGGGTGGAGTTGTAAGGGTTATGTAGGAGCTAATGGGTGCGAAATCCGTACCGTAGCTGCTTCAAACTCTACTATCAACGGAGTTGACGCAGATGGAACACAAGAGGCAGCTATTCCAGCTACCACTTTGTTTGAAGTTACTCATGTAGCTGATGACACTTTCATCCTGAGTATCTTGGACGAAGGTGGTGACGTTGTTACTGCTCCGGTCCCAGACTAAGAGCTAATCTAGGGGGGCTGTAGTGGCCCCTCTTTTCTCCCATAAACCACATAAGGATCACTAGCAATGGCTGGACCCGCAAATAATACTACCCCTAAAGGCCCTGAAGTAAAAGTAAAAGCAGAAGCTCCAAAACTCTTCCCAGTGCGCCTAGATAAAAATTACCGCCCTAACATTGGAGTCCCATTTAAGATTCGTGTTAATGAGGGTGAAGAAGGAGAACCTGAATGGGCTGAAAAAGATCCAGAAGGTAAACAAGAAGTCCTAAACAGTGATGGTGAAGTTTCCTCAGTAGCCGTAGGTGACTACAAAAAGGTATTCGCTGGAACAGTGATTATGGTCCCAGCTAAGGACGCCAAACATATGATCAAGAATAAGATCGCGGTTGGCTTCTCCGAACTGGAGGACTAAAGTGAATTACAGAGAACTCAAAGACCAAGGAATTGACCCCGCCCTAATCCCAGAAGACAAGTGGGTAAACGTAAAACAGGTAGACGGTGTTCTCACACAAGAGTGCATACTTCAAGAGGCACTGGAGGGAGTCCCAAAGGTGTCTATCTACAGACAGGTTAATCTGTTCGAAGAGGAACTCCTTAGGTCTAATCGGGAACAGTACGACACAGACCAAAAGTTTTCCAGGGACGGTGAATTAGACGCCAAAGTAGCTTCCATACCCCTCAATATCTTCTACCGAGACGATATGATCCAAGAAGGATTAAAGGGAGATAGGGACAAGATGAAACACTGGCTCAATGACGATAAGAACCGGATTTACCGGACAATCAAAGGTAAGATTTAAACATGGCATTGGCGAATTACTCAGATCTGCAAACGGCCTTAGTGTCATGGGCAGAAGACCGTAGTGACGTAAGCGGTATTGTAGACGAAGTGGTTCGCCTTGCTGAGGGTAATTTGAACCTTGAGCTCCGAAATAGGGAAATGTTGGCCTCTACAGATATCACCCTGACTGATGGTGTAGGTACACTCCCTACCGACTTTCTTGGTCCCCACTCTGTAGTACTAAAGGTATCTCCCAGGATAGTTCTAGATCAAGTATCTTTTGAGTACCAAGATAGAGTATCCGATACCTCGGTTAGTGGTGTTGGGTGCTCTTATGCTATTTACGGGGAGAACATTCGTGTAGCCCCACGTCCCTCCCAGGATATAGAACTTCTCTATTACCAAGCTATCCCCAACCTAGAGACAAACACTACTAACTGGTTAATGACCAAATACCCCAATATTTATATGACTGCTTGCCAACTAGAGATTTATCGTTGGCTCAAAGAGGACATCGACATGCAAATCTCTGCACAACGCCTCAAAGCCTTAATTGATGATATGGACATCCTACAGAATGTAGAAGCCTTGTCTATGGCAGAAAGAAAATCCCCAGGATTGGTATTCTAATATGCAAATAGAGTTTCCTGCCTATGAACCAGATCGTTCAACACTGGAAACCAACAACACCAACGTAGTACAAAATGTGCTTCCTAAAGCTGGTGGTTGGGGACCAATGAAGAAACACGCCTCTGTAGCCACTGCACTGCCCTCAGTCCCGAAAGGGGCTCTTTCTGTAATTGACAGTAACGGCGATAGTCATATCTTTTGTGGCACCACCACTCACCTCTATAAGTACGATACGGGTACTCTGGATTGGACAGATGTTTCTACCGCAGCCACCACTTATGGTGTACCTAGTGGAGATATGTGGGACTTCCACCAGTTTGGTGATATTGTTCTCTGCACTAACATTGTGGATGGCCTATATTATTATGACTTGTCTTCTGGTAGTACCTTTGTTCACGCCAGTGCAGCCCCCAAAGCCAAATACGTCACCAACGTAGGCGAATACGTAGTCCTAGCACACCTCATTAGCGAACCCAACAGAGTACAATGGAGTGAGATTGGGACAGTAACAGGATGGACTTTGGGAGACCAAGGCTCTGATAGACAAGATCTGCCAGACGGAGGAGATATCCGAGGTATCACATTTGGTGAAAGCCGTGTCTTCATCTTCCAAGCAAACTGCCTACGTGAAATGCAATACGTCGGTGGACGATATGTTATGCAATTCGAGAAAATCAACACAGCCCGAGGACTTGCAGCCCCACACTCTCTGATTGAAGCTGGTAACACCTTCTTCTGGTTGGACGAGGATGGCTTCTACGAGGGTACTAGTGGGGACCCAATTGGTGATGAAAAGGTAGACATGACTTTTGTGGAGACTTATGACCAAGGGCTCCTGTTTGACGTTCAAGGTGCTGCTGACCCTGTTAACAAGATCGTTTGGTGGATTGTCCCCCTTACTACTACTACAAATGCCCTTCTGGGGTATGACTGGAGGCTCAAACGTTGGACCTATTCTAATGTAGACTCCAAGTACATTTTCCCCGCTGTGACCCCCGCAGTAACCGTAGAGGGACTAGACCAGTACGCCTCTTCTGTAGACGACCTTCCTTACCCCCTAGATAGCCGATTTTGGCAAGGTGGTCGCCCTAGTCTTGCTGGCTTTAATAGCTCATACGAATTTGGGTTCTTTGAGGGAACTAACCTAGAGGCCCTTATAGAAACTGCTGACGTAAAAGTGTCCCCCGCTAACGAGAGGGCCTTTGTCAACGGATACAGGTTTGTGACAGACGCAGACACACATACGGGCCAAATAGCAAAAGCCCAAGTACACGGAGGTACTAACTCATGGAACGGAGCTACTACCCCAACAGGTAATGGCCTTATCACTGCAAGGGCCACAGGAAGAACTCACAGGTTTCGTATCAATATAGCTGAAGATGAAGTGTGGAGTTACGTACACGGAGTCCTCCCCAAAGTAAGACCTGGAGGTAGGCGGTAATGGAAAATAGACCAATTTTCATCCCAGAGAAAAGACTACATACCTCTGTAGTTGAACTAACAACTTCCTCTCAAGACCTCTACACTGCTGATGAGACTTTCATCCCAGAACTTTCTTCAGTCTGGTTAACCAATAAAACAGCCAGCCCAGTGACAGTAAGAATTTCCTACTACAATGGATCCACAGACTTCTACCTCGCGTATGATAAATCTGTACCCGCAAACGATAGTATAACTCTTGAAGCAGCAACGGACACCCTAGTGCACCTCAAGGATGGGTATAAAATTAAGGGCCTAGCTGGCTCAAATAGCGCAATAGACTGTTTCGTCAGTATGATGATAACAGAAGGCCGGAAGATTACATAAGGAACATAATATGGCACTTGGTGGAGGACAAAAAACAGTCACTACCACGAATCAGACAAATGAAGCTTTCGGTATTGCAAAGCCTCTCTATCAGTCTACCGTGAATAAGGCTCAGAACCTACTCGACCAGAATGCTGGTGGAGACTACTATGATCAATCTCTTGTAGTACCATATGACCAAAAGACCCTCCAAGGCCTCGGTGGTATGGAAAACTACGCAGATGCTTATGGTGGAGACCTCACTAAGCCATTTGAACAGTATAATCAGATCATAGACAATGGGGGCTACAACAGTCACCAATCAGACTCTATGAGTCGGATGAATGCCTTTGCTAGCGGTACCGGATATAATACGGACACAGAAGCCGCAGCCAACACCCTATATGGCCTCAATAGCCAGATGAGTACCCAAGGTGGACTAAGTAACTACCAACAGGACACAGCAAATCAATTGCAGGGTGTAGCCGCTGGTAATGACGTGAATAACCGCTCTGTAGGCTTTGATCGTGTCCTACAGAATGCCACAGATTCCCAACGTGATGCAGTGAATATGGAAGCTGCCAAGATGGGTCGATATGGTTCCACTGTACACCAAGGAACCCTCTCGGACTCCATTGGTGACCTAACGGCCAATATGGAGAACAATGAGTATCGTCACCAGACAGGACGTATGGACGCCGCTCGAGCAGCTATGGCTGGACTAGGGCAACAGGGTGTAGATAACCAACAGGGTGTAGCAGGCAACTTAGCCCGTATTGGACAGACAGCATACGATAATGTATCTGGAGCCAACACTAATATGTTTGAGGCAGGACAGATTGGTATGGGCAACGTACAAAATGCCGCTGGTCAGATGCCAGGAGCTTATGCCGCAGGTCAGCAGCCTTATAGAGACTACATGAATATCGGCGCTATGAACGAAGATCTTGTAGGCCGAGAAATGCAAGATGACTTGCGCCTCTTTAATGACAACCAGAACTCACAATGGGCTCCCCTAGAGAAAGCTAACGCTATTGCTTCTATGGCTGGTAGTATTGGTGCTGACACTTCTACACAGGTAGCTATTCCCTCTGCTAGCCCCTGGAGTTCTGCAATAGGTGCCGCTGCACAGGGGTACCAAGATAACGCTTTTGGTAGCCCTTGGGCAAGTGCTCTAGCTACTGGAGGATTAAATCTAGCAAGTGGATTGTTTGACTATAGATCGTGACTGGGAAAC